GTGCGATCGACCCGCGCCTCGACCTGACGCTGCGTCTCGGTGGCGTGCTGCTGCGCCTGCCGGGTTTGCAGGTCCTGTTTGAGCGGACCCACTTCGCGGCCGAGCGCATCCTGAATCGCGTGCTGGACGATCTGCTGCACGCGTTCCGCCGAGAACGTCGCGATCTGTTTGCCCTGTCCGTCATCGACGACGAGATCCGGGGACAGATCGACAGGTTTCTCGGTGCGGCCGGCGGCTAAGGTGCGCGCCGCGTGGCTCCGGAGCTGCGGTCCAAACACCGGATGGTTCGCGATTTCCGTTTGCAATTCCTGAAGGAACGCAATCGGATCGGTGGCCATGCGGTTCGCGATCCCCGTCCACTCTTGGAGGGTTTCGCGCGGGACGCTCCGCGCCCAGCCGAACTCCCGGTCGAATTCCGCTTGCTTTTCGGCGGCGGCTTTCTCGCGGGCATGTTTCAGGATGTCGGGCCAGCGCTCTTTCGGCGGCTCGCCCGTCGGGGCATCTGGGGTGGGGACAGCTTCGGTGGGCGTCGCGGCCGCGGGCTGCAGTGTCGTCGCAGCGGACGGATCCGGGCTCGGCGTCTCCGTCGAAGGGGTGGCCGTTTGCGAATCGGCCGCCGCATCCGCCGCAAAGACTTGCGCGAATGTCGGTCTCTCGCTGGTCGTGGTCGTGCTCGGTGCGTCCATGTGTCCTACGCGCGCTCTCGCTGGCGCGTCCGCGAAAAAGGGGGCGCCAACGAAAAAAGGGCCGGTGATCGCTCGCGTGTGGCTCCGCGAGCAAGCACCGACCCCTGATCGGTAGCGCCCTTTGTCCCGTGGCCCGCTAGGGTGTGCGGTTGTCCTGCCGGTAATTAGTCGGCAGCCAGCGCACGGGTCAAACTTGAATTACTTGTTTTTATCGCCTTTCCAAAACTTCTCAATCTCCACTTGCAGCTGTGTACTCGCTTGATCGCAGACGTCGCGCAATTTCGTGCCCTTCGGTGGCCACTCTTTCCACCGATAGTCTTCCTCTTCGTAATTTCGCCGCACACGATCCGGATGACACGGCATTCAGCGCTCCGTCGGCCGCACGAGCCAATCGAGATAAATGAATTCCATTTACGGCCGCTCAGTCTTTCGCGGCGGGTCGGCGACGACGCCACCGCAATTCCCACAGACGACGACGCCGCTGGGCCGACAAATGATCCCGTCGCGTTGGGCACAGGTGCAGGTCAATGCCGCGCCTCCTGCTTGCGGACGCGGGTGGACAGCGGATTGCGCCCCACATACGTCCGACAGGGGCACTCCATGTGCCAGAAATTGTCACTTTGGGCATTCTTCCCGTTCAGCGGTTGCTGGCAGCGTTCACAGCGAATCCCGAGCTGAATGTCTTCGCAATTGGCCGCGAAGATCGCGAGCATCCGCATGAACTCGATCGGCCAATGGACTTCCGTCCGTTCGGTATTGATGGCGCCGCCATCGGGTGTCCAGATGATGCTCATGCGGAGGCCCATTCCGCACAGCGCTGATCGAGTTGTCGCAAAAGGGCCGTGCGCGCCCGTTCTTTCACGACCGCGCGCTCGCGATCCGTCGAAAACACGGTCACCAGCGGCCAGCCGTCGGCCCGTGTCATATCGAGTCCTTCCCACGCACGCGTGGCATAGCACTGACCCAGCGTCGTGCTCACCCATTCCTGATCGATCGTGGTGTGCTTGGCCAACCATACGCCGCACATCACGCCCCGATTGATCGGGGCGATGAAGTCGCGCCACTTCACCCGATAGCCGTTATAGACAAATTCGTCGCTCGTTGGTGTCGTCGGCTTTGCCAACAACACGCCGGCCGGCGCCGCGACCGCCACCGCTGCACCTGAGCCGAATCGCCAGAAGAATTCACGTCGCTTCATACCCACCTCTCCACATGCCGATCGCCATCCACGTGGCGCACGAGCGGTTCCAACCCCAGTTCCTTCGCGCGTTTCGCCATCGCTTTCTTGCTATAGAAGATTTCCGGCGCGTGGCCGAAATTCTCCTGGACGAACCCGCCCGGAATGTCATCCCCGATGACCGCATGCGCGACCGAGCGCGGCTCATACGGGCATTTGTATTGCCCGTGCTCGCCGGTCTCCAGCGCATGGAAACACCGATCGCAGATCACTTCCCGCCTCGCATCTTTTTGAGCATGGCCTGCTTCACCGCCACCCGCTGCGGCAAGCCTTTGAGATTCGGCGTCTCGCTGGCCCACTGCGGCGCTTTGGCGCGCATCTCCGGTCCGAGTGCGCCACTGAATGCGGCGCGCTGCTGCGCTTTGGATTGAAACGGCATCAGTGCGTGCCTCCCGCGCCGAGCGGGGCGGATTCGCCAGTCCCTTGCATCCCACCCGTGAGTTCGGCGGCGTGTTTCGACAACCCTTCCACCTGCGGCACTTTCCCGCCGTGCGCCGGCGGTCGTCCCGGACTGGCAGTCGGTGTGGCCGTCGCGACCGTCTGGTGCGCCAGTAGAGCGTTCTGCGCCATGCCTTGCGCCTCCGCGATGGCACTCGGATCGATCTGGATCCCGTTCTGCTGCAAAATCGCCATGACGATCGGTTGCTGGGGCGCCAACGGATTCAGGTCCGCCCCGTTGAAACTGAATGCCATGCGCGGCGGCTCCGGGCCTTTCTGCGGCGGTTCCGGATTGATCACGGTCAAGGGATACCGCAGCTTCGGCATCAGCGCTTTCAGCAGCTCCAGACGATTCACGTACGGATCGTTGGCGAAAAACGTGTACTCCTTCATCGCCCGGTCCCGTTCAATTGCCAGATCGGACCGCTGCGCCGAATCCGGCAGCGCGGTAAACGCCAGCGAGGCGGGAATCTGTTTCCGCCAGCTATCCCAGGCCTGCGCGGCGGGCATGCCGACAATCGCCGCCGCATCCTGCACGGTGAAATAGCGCTGAATTAGCGTCGAGAACTTCGTGACGCCCTTGACGTACCAGTCGAGCACCACGCCGCGCTCGAGCCCTAAGCGGGCATTGACGTTGTTCTGCTTGATCGACGCTTCGGTCGCCGTCTGCTCGCCTGAGACATCCGCGCCCGCCTGTTCCGCATCGATCGCGTGGGTGCGCGCGAGATCGTTGTCGAGGTAATCGTTGAATTGGAAGTTCTCGCGCGGATACGTCCCGTGCGGGAGTTCCTTGATCGATCCCTCGCCGACAAAGGCGTCGCCCGGCAATCCGATAAAGCCCCCGACCGGACTGCGCACGATCTTCGACAAGGCGTCGGTCGGGAGGGTATCGACGTTGTAGGCCCAGCGCAGGACGTTCGCTTCGCGCTGTTCCACCATTTGCTCACGGAACTTGTTCAGCTCGTTCACGATCGGCCGCGAGATGGTGCAGTCACTCGGGACAAACGCGGAATCGCTCAGGACCCGAATCGTCAAGGGATGAATCGGGAACCCCACCAGCGAATCCGGGGTCAACTTCCCTTGCGCATCAAGTGTCTGGAACGGCGAGTCCTGATGTTCCGCCGGCTCATCGACGCCATCGATCAACACGAGCTGCGTCTGATGGAGGGGATGAACCCGATCATCCCGATAGAGCGCCGACTTGTAGTAGATCAGTGTCCCGATGACGACCGCTTCCCCGCCTGAGGCCTGTTGAATGCCGTGCTCGAAATAGAGCTCCTGGGTGGGGATGGTGCCCTTGAACGTGTCCGGCACCCAGCCCTTCCGCTTCGCGGCGCGCAACGGCATCAAAAAGCGATGGCCCAACCAGGGGGCATCGTCCCAGAGCGTCGAACGGAAATTCTCGGGGACCAACGCTTGCGTGGGCGACAGCCAGCGCCAGAAGCAATCCTCGTACACCGGAACGGGCGCCATGATCGTCGGCGCCTGCGCGGTCGGATCGGGTTGGCCCGTCGTGGGGTCGATCGGCGGTTGCCACATCGGATCCGGCGTCGGGGTCGGAATCGTCACGGATTCATAGCCCATGACCGTCCAGCCCGTCCCCGCGGGACAGAGGACATCAAAGAGCACCTGATGGACCAACCGCTTCGCGTGGACGCCATCGAGTCCCAACTTTTCGTTGAGAATCGCGGTGTGTGTGTCCAGGAGTTCCGGGCGATCCGCCAGGAGCGGGGAGGCCACGGCCGAGACCTCCGGCCGCTGAAAGAACAAATCCGCTTTCTTCCGCTCGACCAACGTAAAGTCGCGATTGACGTTGATCTCCTCGCCATAGCCGGAGGGATCTTTGGACTGATCGGGCGCGTACTTCTTGAGATTCGCGTCCCACCAGGCGCGGACTGTCTTGGTCAGCGCGATCGATTTCTCGATATTCCCGTGCCAGAGGGCGAGATCGTCGGCGGAGAGCGGGAGTTTCTCAGGCGACATGACGACTCGTCAGCACGCCCCGCGGCTTGTGGCCCTGTTGTTTCAGCCAGCCGAGCGACCACGGCTTCACCGACGTCGTGGTTCCCGAGACGCCCGGCATCGGCCGCGACATCGCGAAGTACCGCGCCTCGTCGGCGGCGTGATCTTCACCATCGGTATCGACATCTTCCGGCTTGGTCTCGCTCGACACGAGCGACGGAATGGTGCGATTGAAATAGGGACAGGCCGGCGTCGAACGCATCCAGGGTGTCCCGTCCGGCGCGAGTCCGAACCAATGCCGCAACCGCTGCCAGCCGTTCACCCGATCCTTGTCCGCCTGCACCGTCGCGATCGACAGCCCGCCCTTCCGCATTCCCCGCCGGACCGTTTCAATCGTCGATTCCCCGGAGTCATTGTCGGGAATCTCCATCGCTGTGTCGTACACGAGGTACTTCACGCGCGTCAGGCCGCGATCTTTGGTGCGCCGGGCGATTTCCTCCCCGACCCGAAACGCCGTCGTCCGCGTGAACACATACTCTGCCTCCCGGATCGCATGGCCATCCACGAGCGCCCACCAGCCACACACCCCCGGCTTCACAAACCCCCAATCGAGGGAGAGCACCCGTTCCACGTCCGCCGGATAGGTCGGCGTCTCGGTCAGCACATGCGTCGCGCGTCGGAATTCGGGGAAATACTGGCCGGGGAAAATATCCCAATCCCCGTCCCGATACGCTTTCCGCAACTCCGGCGGCAGCGCCAAGAGCTTCCGTTCGTACGCCTGATCCAGATACGGGTTGTCTTCCAGTTTCGACGGGATAAAGACCCATTCCTCCGGCCGATAGTCCGGATACTGATCCCGATCGACCGTCTTATCGATGAACCGCGCCCGCACCCAATGACTCTGCGGCCCGCCCGGATTGGTCCCGCAAATCACCTTCGGCACGACGCCGGGCTTGGTCGATCGCGCCCGCGACGCAATCAGCAAGAACATGGTCTCTTCGAACGTCACCAACTCGTCGAAGATGATCAAGTCGTACTCCGCCGACAGGTAATTCGCGGCGTCCGCGGCCGTCTCACAGTGCCCGAACTGCAACACCGATCCATTCGGGTACCGCACCACTTTCGCCGACGGCACGGCATCCGCCCCCATCTGCGGCGCCTCGAGCTCCACGTCCCGCAAATGCGTCTGGTCCAGCTCCCGATACGTGCGCCGCAACAGCAGCACACGCGTCAACGGCGTCTTGAGCGCCGCCTTGTGCCCAATCTCCCGCAACCCCCGCGACTTCGATCCCCCCGCCGCCCCGCCAATCAACACGTAAATCGCCGGCCCCTCAAAGGTCGCGACCTCCGCTTCCACCTGCCGGGGCAACGGGACAAACCGCACCTGCTCGCCCTTCCCCTTCAACGTCACCGTCATCGCTCGCGCGACCTGCCGCTTCCAACACGCCTCCGTCGGACACAGCCAGACGCTCGTCCCCTTCACCGCCCCCCGCACAAAGGGAGCACCGCACCAGCAGCATTTCGCCAGCGGATGCACGCGCCCCTCCGGGCTTTCGCTCGCCGACCGCGCGGTATACGTCTCCATCAAAAGGCGTTCGCCACGTCCGCGTAGTAATCCCGCACCTTCGTCGTATAGTCACTCGACGTACTCGATGCACTCGCCAACACCGTCGGGATCCGCAGCGCCACCGCCGTCGTCAGATCCAGATTCACAGTCGTCCGGATCGCCGGCTGCTTGATCACCCACGCCGTCGTCACGTCGTCCGCAACCCCAGCCATCTAGGAGATCCCCACGATGCGCGCGAGCACTGTCCCATCTGCGGCACGCAACTGCATCTCGTCTTCAGGCAAGGTCGCGTCCAGCCGCACAGGAATTCCCTTAAACGTCGTCACCGGAGGGTCATTCTGCTCGCTCAGGGCCTCGTAGCCCGCAAGCGGTTGCAGCGCCGACCCGATACTGGCCACCACTTCCCCGCGCGCCTGAAGGTCGTAATAGGCTCGGCGCATCGCATGTCTCAGGTTGTCGTGGAGACAAGTCGTTCGCGGCGCGTGATACACCATCCCTTTTTCTTTCCAGCGCCCCCGTCAGACGCCCTTTCCTTGGCTCCCCCACCCGCAGACGGGAACGCCGCCTCCCCCCGGGTGGGTCCCTCGGGGGATCGCGCGCCGGGTGACCGGGGGCTAGTTAACATAGGATCGAATTATCAGACGCAAGATCTCTAGTTAGCCTGTGGATTCCGGCCCTAAGTCGTTGCGTGGAACAAGCGAAAGTGACTCGGGGGCGTTGATCTGCACGTGCACATCGGAGTCTTTCACCCCGATCTGTACGACCACCTTGGGCGCGTGGCTGTCTTCCTGGCGTCGGCCCCAGCGCTCGGGATGCTTGCGTTCCAGCAGCGTCATATTCGCCGCCCAGAACTGGGGCTTCCGGCCGGCTGCGGTCGTGGCCGCAATCAGATCGCACTCTGCATCCGCTTCGGCTTTTTCCACAGCGTTGCGAAAGGCTTCATCGGCTTCCAGTTGGCGATGAAAGGTGGACTTGGCGATACCGGCGACTTTACAGGCGGTCTCGCGATAATTCCCGGCTCTCAGGGCCGTGAATAGTTTTGCAACGGTATTCGAGTCGGCGAGAAAGGACGGCCGTCCCGTGGCGGGCGGTTCGTATTGAGTGGCAATCGCTTCAGCCTGCTCGCGCAGGCTTTCGCTCGACATCAGTGGGAAGGTGTCGCGTGCGCGTGTGGTACCCGCGCCCGATCCGACACGTGGTTCACTGTCGCGCGATTGCTGGGGAATGTCTAGAGAGTGCTGACGGCGGTGATAGGCGCTGCATC